CAGGTTCTTTTATATCCTCTGGGATTATAGATGCACCTTCCCAATATGGATAAAAATCATGCGTACAATTTGCTCCCTTTAATCCTGTGACAGTTCCATACCCTGTTTCTTTGACAAAATCCGGATATTTCTTGCTTTTTCCAGAATAAGAAAACACTTTATTCTGCCATACCGCATGATCCGGTCTGCTACCCATGTGCTGAGTTGTGATTACAAGGTCATGGTTGGAGTTTTTCAGATTTTCCTCCGTAATTTTTCCAGATAGCTGTGACATTCCAGTTCTGACAGCCATTCTGGCAGCAACGTCAAGTTGGTACGATCTTCCACTTTCATAGTCAATACTTCTCAATCCGCTCTGTGCTAAACGATGCACACAATCCTTGACTGCCTGGTCAAAAGAAAATGCTCCGGTAGATACCTTAATCAGTGCGAGATCCATCTCTCGCTGATACATATCCATTACGCCAGTTGTGCCAAGTGCTGTATTCTTAAATCCCATCGTTTTTGTCAGATTCCTAAGTGCTCCAGATGTTTGCAAAGAAGATGCCTTTACAAATTTGCTTAAGCTGTTCGGCTTTGTAAGATCTTCCCCCTGTTGTTCCCACATAGAAAGATCATTATTCCATGCCATATCGCCGGCTTCTGCTGTCAAAGTTTTTCCTACTTCCTTTGCAGATTCTATGGTATTATTAATAATCTGCTGCACCTCTCGCTTATATGCTATAGTGTTTTCTGCAACCGCCATCTGAAAATCTTTATCAGCACGAAGCATTTTCATGACTTCTACACGGATTTTATCCGCAGAAAATCCATTTTCTACCATTGATTTTGCCATAAGTTCCGCTGTTTCAGTATATCGTCCGGTTTTCTGCACTCTCCGGGCAATATCAGCTATGACCTCATCCTCTAAATCTTGGTAAAGTCCAATTATGTATTTATCCGATAAAACATCTATCTGCTGTTCTGATAATGCCCTTTAAATCCCCCCTAGTCATCAACATCGTCAATTGGTTCGTCTGTATATTGCATATATTTCTTAGCTTCATCCTCTGGAATATTATATTTTTCCATAATATACCAAACCTTTAAAATTGGCACTTCCGGGAATGATAATGCATCCGCTCTCATCGCTTCGAGTTTCGCCTGCTTATCTTCCACATAAGAGTCATCAAAACCAATTGTGATCTCTGCGTCTAAATTATATGCCGTATCATGGTATTTATTTGAAAACCACATGACAGCTCTGCAGATATCCTGTATATATTCAGTGGCTACTTGCCGCTGCTTTCCAAGTTCCTGCATTGCATCCTGACGCTCACCGAAATATTCTGTCGCTGTCTTAATCTGTCCATTTTCAAAGCTGTATTTTTTTGTTCCGTATCCAAAAGACATAGATAATAATGATAGTGCCAGTTCAATTGCTTTTGTAATCTGTTCTACTCGGATTTCAGGATTATATTCTTGAATAAGCCCCTTCTCTTCTGGAAGTTTTTCCCCTGTAAATACAAATAATTTTTTTTGTTCAGGAGTTAATATTGGATTTCCATCATCATCAAAAGCACAAAGTAATTCATTTATCAGTATAATTTTCTCAGACTTGTCCAAATCGCTAAACAATACGTTATAGCACAAATCTACAACCTTAAGTGCTGGAATTGCATTCCATAATTTAGGCAGTCCGTAGCCTTCCATATTATCCAGATTATTCACTTCAGCAACACGCATAACAGCAAACGGTTTCACATCACCAAGCTGCACAATCGTCTGTTTTCCAACTTCCTCATCTCCACGATCATTAAAAATATGTGTCTCCGCAGTATATAGATTATTCTCGCCAAGCAAGAATAACACGAGTGTTGTCTGCTTCTTTCCCTTGACCAGTGTACTTCCAGAAAATGCCGCCTCAACCACAATATCATTCTCCACAGTGAGTGGCGTAAACGCATCTGCTTCCACATAATTAAGCTTAATATCTCCACCTCTCACAGAAGAATCATCCATAATCGTTGCATTGTCCAAGCGGATATAACAGGCTACTGTACCATCCGCAGAGGTTTTTTCTAACTGTTTACGGTATTGCGTGTTGAAATTACTGCCAGCAAGCACCTTTGCTACAAAATCCGCTTGTTCCCCTTCTCCTGCATTGATCTCAAGCACCTCACAGAGATTAGCGTCATCAGAACAGCATCTTTTTGCAAAATTCAGTCTTGTAAGCTCATATGGTATCCCATTGATTGTTTTTCGCTTATGGAAATCACTTATCAATCGGTTCGCGTACCAGTCATCACATGCATGAATGATCGTTAATGCCTTATCATTTACATCGTATCCTTTTTTATTCAAAAATGCTTTTACACAATCCTCCATCTCTTCCTCCTATCTTCTGTCAAGATCAACATATTCAATAAAATCCAAAATTGTATAGTTCTCCGCATCCCACCAGTCATTGCAGTTTCCGATGTTTTTATCCTCTGGTATGTCCGGGTGGTCTGGATCCCATTTCAACTTACCGATCGCACTTCGTAGCTTTGTGCAATTCCGGTTTATCTTCCACCTTCCGGTATTCATCAGCATGTCATACGTCCGTGGTCTGTCTGATACTTCATTCTTCCTACAACCTTTAATATTCCGGTATGGCAGTCCTGCTTTTCTCGCAGCACTCCGCAGGCTGTTTATCATCGTTGTGCTTGCGCTGTCTGGAAATACCCAGTCAATAAATCCGTACTTTCCCTGGCAGTATTTGAAAAACTCTATAAACTTACTGCATATCGCTTCCGCATCAATGTCTGGTGACAGTTCCAAGTTTGCCTCCTCTGCCGTCCTCAGATCATGATATCCGTGGAAGTAAAGCTTCAGCACAAAGGTTGTCATGGATCCGTTTCCACCGAAGTCTATACCCATCGTAATTTTTGATGGGCGGTGTAGCAGTTTGCCCTCTATATCACGTTCAAACAGTGGATCTGTATCCTCATCATACAGATATGGTTCATTGTTCTCTGCAAACTTCCGAAAAATGATTCCTTCTGCAACAGCACGCTCACCTTTAATGTCTCGCCTGTACCATACTGTGCCTTTCTGATAGGTGCTAAGAACTTTTCTGATCTGCTCATCCGTCATGCTCATATTGTCCACCAGAGTGAAGTGTCCGTAGTTATATCCGTAATCTGGATTTTTCTCCTGCTGTTTCTCGTGGAATTTAAGTATCTCTGTGTAATACCAATGCTCTTCCTCTTTCGGGTTCAAATCATGAAATATCTTACGGTCGGAACTTGACATCGTTCGGTCAAAGACCTCTTTCAAAAACTTCGGGTGGCATTCGTTCGCTTCTGTCACATATGCCATGCCGTAAGTATTACCCTTTATCAACTTCTCATCCCCGTCTTTACCTCCACCGGATATAAGGACAATCTTCTCCCCGGTTTTGGTCTGCACGTACACGCAATCACGGTCTTTATACTTGCCCTCGCGGCATCTGCCCTCAAAGTAATTCAGCAAACCGTATCCATCACAGTCCAAAATATTAAGCTTTGCCGTCGCATTTGATACTCCGGCTACAAGGTGTATTTTATTCTGATGTGTTTCCAGCAGCGAACAGAATATAATGGTCTGCAGTACGTTCTTGCCGCCACGCTTGCCGCCCTCCGCTACATTAAACCAGCTGCTCATGCACCAGAGAAAGTATTGATATTGCCGCTCACTGAACGGTGCCGGGCTATTCATCTGCTTTCTCCTCAAAATCTTCTATTCTGCGGTTCGCCACCGGATTTTTCAAAATATCTGCTATGGTCTGCATATTCTTAAGGATTTCCTCTCCGGTGTCATCCTTGACCTCTGCACGCTTCTTGTCAAATTCTGCCTTATACTTATCGTCTGGATGTAGTAAGAAATACTTTGTCAACCAATCATATGCTTTCTGCTTATCGGCAAGCTTTAATGATACTCCATCTTTCCCTTGTTTTACCTCTTGTATGATCTGCGTATCTACATTACAAGATTCTGTCAGATGTACGGTATTTACTTCTTTTGTAAGATATTCTCCTGTTTCTGGATCTTTTATCGGTCCGAACGCCCCCATAATTCTTACTGTTTCTCTGCCGAAAGATAAGTAATCTCCCATGTCTGAAAAAGCTATTCGCATCTGTATTTCTACAAAATCATCTGCACCGGCTACTATCTGCTGGCGCTTAATTTCTTTCAGGCGTTCGATTTCTGCTCGAACCTTATCATTTGTTAGCAGTCGTGAACCGTTTGCAATCGCCGATTCATAACTACATCCATATGCTTTCTGGTAGCTCTGCGCCGCATTGAAGGTCCTACTGTAATATATACAAAACATCTGCTGTTCCGG